TGCAACACAAGTTACAGCAGTTGCACCTAAAGCAAGTTTTTTAAATGCACAAGAACCTTACAAAGTTAAATTCACTGCTACATCTGGTTCATCAGGAACATCAGCAAATGGATTAATTAGTGTAGATAATGCACCTACATTTGGTGTTGCTAGTGGTACTTTAGGAACATTACCAAATGGTAATAGAGCATCTTCAGGTATAACAACAGTTACAGCTACAGACGCAGAAGGAGATGCAATAACTTTTTCTAAAATTTCTGGTACATTACCTACTGGAATTACATTTAATTCTAATGGTACTTTTTCTGGTACTGCTAATGCAGAAACTTCAAACACAACTTACACATTTTCAATAAGAGCAACAGCAGGAAGTAAAACTACTGACAGACAATATACAATTACAGTAAATGCACCTAGTGTAACTACTTATAGCTATACTGGTTCAAACCAAACATTTACAGTACCATCTGGTGTTTCTTCATTCCAAGTTTATATGTGGGGTGCAGGAGGTGGAGGTGGTTCTTCTACTGGTTCTAGCGTAAGAATATCAGGTAATGGTGGTTCTGGTGGTTATGTTGCAGGAACATTAAGCAACTATTCAGCAGGACAAACTTTTAGTATTTTAGTTGGACAAGGAAATCAAACTGCCAAAGGTAGTACAGCAATCATGCAATATGGTGGTGGTGGTGCAGGTACAGATAATAATAATGGACAAGGGCCTGGAGGTCATGGTGGTGGTCGTTCTGAAATATCTATTGGTGGAGGTTCAAACACACCTGCAGGAACAAGAATTTTAGTTGCAGGTGGAGGTGGTGGAGGAGGTTCTTTCTACCACAATGGAGATGCCGCAGGAGATAACACAGGTGGTAATGCCGCTTATCCTACTGGAGAAAGTGGTGCAGGTTCAGACACACCTCCTACAGGTGGAACACAATCAGCAGGTGGAACAAAAGGTTCTGGTGCAAGTAATCCATCATGGTCAAATATTGCTCCTACAAATGGCTCAGCAGGTATTGGTGGTTATGGAAGACATGCAACTGCAGATGCAGACATAGGTTATGGCAGACCCGCAGGTGGTGGTGGTGGCTACTATGGTGGTGGTGGTGGAGATGGAGGAAATGGCCCATCTACTAACACACGTGCACAAGGTGGAGGTGGTGGTTCATCATACTATAACTCATCTTATATTTCTAATTTTGCTCACGAAACAGGTAATGATACAACAGCACCTCAAGCATCAAACACTCATTATTCATCTGGTATTGCAGTTGGTGGTACAGGAGATAATGATAACAACAGGTCTACTGGTGTAGGTGGTAATGGTAAAGTTGTTATTGTTTATTAATTATGCCTAGAAAAAAAATAACACCAAAAGAGTTTAGCGAAGTCGCTACTGGTGTTAGACTTTCATCACATGAGAAACTTTGTGCTGAACGAATGAAAGTATTAAACGACAATATAAATGAATTAAGAAAAGAAGTTAAGAGTTTAAGAAATGATGTATCAACAGGTAAGGGTATGGTAAAAGTATTAGTATTTTTAGGTACAATTATTGGAACAATTATTGGTGTATTCCAATTTAAGTAAAATGATTGATAGATTTCTTTATAGTTTTTTTGGCTTTCTTGATAAAATTATAGAAAATATTGAAAACTTAGTTATATCAAAAAAGAAAAAGAGGAAAAAGTAATGTTTAAAATAACAGCAATACTATGTGTATTAGCAGTAAATGGACAAAACTTATGTTTAGAAGGTGACTTACCTTTAACAAAACAATTAACAAGTGAAGAACAGTGTGTAAATACTGTGTCTTCTATTGGTATGTCAGTCCATGAAGAGTTTATGAAAAGACAAATAGTAATATCAATGCAATGTAAAAAAATAGGAGAATCAGTATGATGATATATGGAGAAACGCCTACACAATGGAAAAACCATGTTGTAACAAAAATTAAAGATAACAAAAAAGTATGTATAGCTTTTGCTATATGGTCAATAATATTATGGTGGATATAAGATATGCCATTTGAAATGATAACAATGTTGGGCTCTACCGTTCTTGGTGGAGTTATGAGCATCTGGTCACAAAGTATTAAAGCAAAACAAGCAGAACAAAAAATGCTTATACAAAGAGCAGAAGTACAACAACAAGGTTTTAAAGAAGCTAGAGAATATGACAACAAAGGTTTTCAGTGGACTAGAAGAATTATAGCTTTAACTGCTGTCTTTGCAATTATATTACTACCTAAATTAATGCCTATATTTCAACCAGATGTAAGCGTAATTGTAGGTTATTTAGAATTTAAACCTGCATTTTTCTTTATACCTGAAAAAGAAATAATGAAATGGGTAACACTATCTTCCAATAGTTTAGTTATTACACCTTTAGATACTAACCTAGTATCAGCTATCATAGGTTTATACTTTGGTGGCTCATTAGTTAAGAAGTAATTAATATGAAAATCTCACAAGACACAGCAGTAAGTATGCCTATTAAAAATATGATAGGTATTATAGCAGGTGTTGTTATGGGAGTGTTTGCATATACAGAAGTTACTGCAAGATTAACAAGTTTAGAAACGTCAAGAGAGTTAATGAACTCTGATTTACTTAAAAAGAGTGAACAAACTACTACTGATTCTGAACAATTCATGCTTTTAGAAGAGCTATATAAAACTGTAGAAAAATTACAGAACACACAAGAACAAAATATGACTAATAAAGTTAATATTGAGTTTACACAAAAACAATTAGAAAAAGCTCTTGATGATATTGAAGAATTAAAGGATAAGGTAAGAGCAAATGGGAAGAGTTACTAAGAAAATTGTCCAATATATCAATGATATGCGTAAAAAAACAAAGCAAATGGGTTTTGTTAAAGACTTAAAAAAAGAAGTAGAGATAGGTGCTAACGGCACACAAAAATATATAATTAAAAAAGGTATTAACAAAGGTAAAATAATATGATTGAAACAGTTATTGCTTTACTTATGATTGTTAATGGTGAAATTAAAGAACACAGAATACAAGATAGTATGTCAAAATGTTTAAAAGGTAAAAGAATTGCTATGCGTTCAAATACTGGTAACAATGTAGAATATCAATGTATTAAATCTAAAGCAGAAACAGAAATATACATGGGTGAAAAAAGTATTAAAACATTAATATTAAAATAACTTAGGAGCTCTATGGATAAAAGTCTTACAGACTTAATACAACCAAGCAAAGACGACATTATAGAAAATCAAAAAAAAGAAATAAACGAATTAAAAAAAGATAAAGAAAAACTACAACGAGAAGTTCAAAATGAACAACAATCTCGTTTAATGGAATATCACACACCTTAATTATGGCTAGAATAAATTTTAATCTTGTAGAATTACGAGATAAACCTAAGAAGAGAAAAGGAAGACATGCAAAAAGACCAAACAAAAGAAGCACCTTCAAAAAATACAACGGACAAGGTCGTTAGTATAGATGATATTGTCAAAGAATTACCAGAGTTATTAGTTAAACACGCATATACAAAATTAAAATCAGGAGAAGAGCTAACCGCTTCAGAAATGAAGGTATGTTTAGAAGTCTGTAAAACTTATAGTACAGATAATCTTAATAAAAAAACTGACAACATTTTAGATGACGTACCGTTTGATACAAATGGATAAACGAATTAAGAACTTTAAAAATTTTTTGTATTTATGTTGGAAACACTTAAATCTACCAGAACCAACACCTATACAATACGATATAGCAGACTATCTTCAGTCATCTGACAAGAGATTAGTTATAGAAGCCTTTAGGGGTGTAGGCAAATCATGGATTACTTCAGCATTTGTCTGTCATCAATTACTTCTAAACCCACAACGTAACATATTAGTTGTATCTGCTTCTAAAAGTAGGGCTGATGATTTCAGTACATTTACACAAAGGTTAATAGGTGAGATGCCTTTATTGTCTCATTTAATACCTAGAGATAACCAAAGACATTCAAAAATTAGTTTTGATGTAGCACCTGCGTTAGCATCACATGCACCAAGTGTTAAGTCTATGGGTATTACAGGACAACTTACAGGTTCACGTGCAGATTTAATTATTGCTGATGACGTAGAGTCCGCTAACAACTCACAGACGCAACTTATGCGTGATAGACTTGGTGAGACAGTAAAAGAATTTGATGCAATCATAAAACCAGAAGTAGGACGTATTATATTTCTAGGTACACCTCAAACAGAAATGTCATTATACAATGACCTAGAAGAAAGAGGTTTTAAAACTAGAATATGGACAGCACTATATCCTGATAAAAAACAAAGAATTGGTTATGGTCATAAACTGGCTGAAATGATTGTAGAGACAAAAGAATTAGAAGGTAAACCTACAGACCCTAAAAGGTTTGATGAGGTAGACCTTATGGAAAGACTTTCAAGTTACGGTAAAAGTGGATTCAACTTACAGTTTATGTTAGACACTACTATGTCTGACGCTAACAGATACCCTCTTAAATTAAATGATTTAATTGTAGCATCTGGTTGTTCTACATGGAAGGAAGCTCCTGCTAAAATACAGTGGGCTAGTTCTCCTGAACAAATAAAAGCTATAGACCCTGAGCTACCTAATGTGGGACTCAAAGGTGACTATTACGTAGCACCTATGAATATGTCTAAAGAATTTACACCATTTGAGGGCACTATTATGTCTATTGACCCTAGTGGTCGTGGAGAGGACAAAACAGCGTATGCGGTGCTTAAAATGCTTCATGGAGTGCTATATTTGACCTCTGTAGGTGCATTAGATGGTGGCTATGATGAAGATACTCTGTATAGATTGTCTAATATAGCTAAGAAAAATGATGTAAACTATGTAGTTATTGAGAGTAACTTTGGTGACGGTATGGCAACACAGTTGTTAAAACCTATAATGGCTAAAGTACACCCATGCGAAATAGAAGAAGTAAGACATAATATACAAAAAGAGAAGCGTATTATAGATACCTTAGAGCCAATTATGAATAGTCATAGGCTTGTGGTAGATGACTT